CTATTAGTAGCTTCACTTTCATGCGTGACAGCATGGTGATCATGAGAGTTTGCCATAGCATTATGCATTTTGACGTCTTCATGGAGCTGCATACTTTTATATGCATCAACTAATGCATTTAGTGATTTATCTCCAGTATTCATTATTTCTCTCCTTAAGCTTTTGTAGCTGGTGAAATGATTGTCTTATCACCTTTGGCGTTATCACCATTTCTTTTAGCAGCAGTTTTTAAACCTTTTCTAAAGTCTTTGAAATTTTTATCATTTACTTTAGGTGCATCTGTTGGCTCAGCAGTTGGTGTCTTCTTTGCAAGTTGAGCTTTAGCTGATGGTGATAGTCCTACACCTTGAGGATCTTGATAACCTTTATGCGTTGCAGCTGGTACACCTTCATATGCTTCAGCAGACATCATTTTGGCTTTAGCTAATTTTCTATAACCTTTACGCATCTTAGTTTTTGCATCATGATCTGTTGTATCAACATCCATATGAGGATGGTCTCTTTTAAATCTTGCTGTAGCAATATCTTTTTGAGCATCTCTCTTTACAATGTCAATTGCAGCTTTTTTTCTGTACTGTTTCATTTTATCAGGACTTAGCTCATTAACATTTTCAGCTTCATCTACTTTTTCTTTCTTCTTCTTTTTAGCCCGAAGCATAGCGAAATCTTTACCGTCGATATCTCCGTCGCCATCGTGATCCAATTTATGTTGGCCACCTTTTAATTTTTCTTGGACCTCTTGATACGCGGCCCGTAAATTATCAGTAATTTTGGACATCTCTTTCTCCTTACATCCACATTTGGGCTACAAAAGTCCCAATAGCAGCAATTACTGCTGCGTATACTAGTTTATTTATAATCTTTACAGTATGAGCGTTTTCTTCAACTTTCTTTTCGATTGCATCTAGCTTTTCTGAAAACTTATTCATTCTATTCCAAGAGTTTTCTCTATACTCATTATAAGCTTCCATCTTTTCTTCGAAACGAGCTAGTGCAACTAGAACTTCACCCATTCTGTCCAGCTTTTCTTCTATTCTATCTAATCTTTTAACAGTACTTTCAGCCATACTATCCTCCGAACTCGTGGCCAGCAACTCTTTTCATTTGCTTATTAAATTCAGATTGTGATGGCTTTTCTTTATATAACTTTATAGAGATTTCAGGACGATCTTTACCTTTAATACGCCAGTTATGTCCTTTTTTCTTGTGTTCAGGTTTCGTTGTCTTTACAACTCTACGCTTATAACCTGCTTCCCAAGTTTCAGAACCTTCTACAAAATCTCTAAACTTAATCATTAGTTATCTACCTTTGATGATCCACGCCATTGGTAGCATGACCAATATCTAGCTTTATACTTAGGACCAGGATTATCACAATTGTGGCGAGCTCTAAAGCTCTTACGCCGCGCAGGATCATCTCTTTTGATTTCCATATTTGGATCACCAAATCTTACAACTACAACTTTTCCATTTGGGCCCATAGTATAAACTTTAAACTTTTTATTTGGATTCTCAGAAGTACGAATAGGATCATTCAGTTTAACTTTTTTCCCTTGATACTCTGCCTCTGTTATTTCCATATCTTCGTACAGATCACAGTTTTCACAAGTTAGATCTATTTCTTCTTCCATATAACTTTTAAACTTCATGATTTATGCCCTTTAAAAACTTCTGGGTGAATTTCTTTTGCAGTCTCATGATCATCATAATGTTTAACTAAATATTTTTGAAGATCTTTTTTCTTACCTGTAGCACTATGTGCATAGTCAGAACCGCCAGACTTTTTAATAGTTATATTGTGCTTCTTAGCGTTAGAATCGTGACCGCCCATATGATCAATATCGACAGTATGAGTATCTTCATCTAATTTACTGTCTTTAGGAGGAATTTTAAAAGGTGCTTTTGCTAAAGATACTTGACTTTTTGGCTTTGCAGTTTTTGCAGCTTTGGCGAATGCTCTTTCTTTATCTTTCTGTGTTAAAACTCTTTCACCTAACTCTTCTTTTGCTTTTAGTAGGCCTGGCTTAATTTTTCCTTGACTATCACGGTCTTTTTTCTCTTTATCCATACGCATTTTGTGCAGTGGTGACATCATTCTTTTAGCTTGCCCTTGTGGCTCATTATATGCTTCTTTAGCTTCATTTTTCTTTGCAGAAAGATAAGCAGCTATTGCCATGTCTCTTTTTTCTTTTTTGTTTTTGCCTTTAAACTGTGGTGCGTCTGATTTAGAGAAATCATCTATCCATGCACCCATACCATCAGATACCTTTAACGCTTCTTTTAGCTCATTATGCTTAGCTCTAGCAGCACCTAGTCTATATCTGATTCTGCTTGCTGGCATGTTTTTCGGCTTGATATTATATGAACCGTCACCATGAACATGAATAACTTCATGATCTTGACCAGCATGTGGTCCTTTAGTAGGCTTAACGGTTTGTCCTACTTTGTATGCTTCATAAACTGTAGATTCTCTTTGATTTTTTTGTGCTTCTTTACTAGCAATGCTACGCTTTTCAGCATCATGAGAATGACCTACAGCATCTATTCCTGCTGATGCATGTTTTTTCGCGTCACCAACTGCATTTGCATGTGCATTAAATATATCAGTACCATGTTTTGATGCTTTATTAGCATGGTTTCTTGCCTGACTATGTTTACCAGCGTTATGAGCTCGCAATGCTTTCGCGTGTTGATCTGCTGCATTTTTATGCATTTTAATTACATCACCAACTGAGTTCCTTCCACCATGCCAATCTGTTCTTTTGTGACTACTCTGTAGTTTAGCAGCCATATCTCTATGCGCTTTTTCAGCTTTAGAATGTGTCATACCTACATTTGATGGGCCTATTTTGTCAGACCTATGATCGATGTATGCTTCTTCCTGACGTCTTGCTTTATCATATCGAGGAAGAGTGTCACGAACTAATTTATATGTAGGCTTTTTACTACGAATAATTTCTGCTGGTTTTTTCTTATAGGTGTCTAAACCTTTTCCAGCCATCCTGTCAGGTTTACTAGATTGAGAAGTTGCCATACGCTTCATCGCGCCTTCGGTCTTAGCGTCCTTTTTAACAATTTCTCTATCTACTGCAACCATTCTAACGCCACGTTTTCCATCTGGCTTAGTGTACATTTCAGGTTTTTTGTCTGCACTTCTGACATTTTCGTTAGCTTTTGACATCTTAACTACCTCTTACTTTTGCTGCTAGATCTTTATCAGCTTTTCCCCATGTACCTGAGGACTTTGTTGTAAATGAATTTACTCGAGCTAGACCCCATTGCTGTGGATTAGTGCCAGGCCTGTGTCCTGTACGCCAAGCTGCTACACCACGATTATAAACTTGTCTAAGAATACCAAGAGGCATTCCACTCTTTTCAGCTTTCTTCTTTAAAGCTGCTGTAGCTTTTTCAGCTATATAAGTCTTAAATGTAATCATTTTGTCTCTCTATTCTTTTTATTAGTATCTCTATTTCTAGCACGGTCCATCATTCTGTCGAACCTTTTAGCATTATTAGTTTTTATTTTTTTTATTCTTTCCTTCGCCATTTTTTCATGAGAAGGTATATCCTCACCAAACATATCTTTAAATCTCTTAGTGTGTTTAGATGGTTTAGTCTTTGCTGTCTTATCTCCAGCCGCTGGTTTATATGCCGCTGGATTATCATCATCCATCTTAGACTGTCTCTTAAACTGGCGATCTCTTGAAATCTTTTGTGCTTTTGATAGGCCTGCATGGTAAGCTTTTGGCTGAGTACCTTTTCTATCTTTTATATCAGGATCTTGAGGTGATCCTTTTTTTCTCTCATCTGACTCATTTTGGCCTGGTGTCATCTTCTTCATGAGCTTTACAGATTCAGGACTTCCATAATCATATTTCATCTCTTCAACTATCTCTATAGCTTCTGGCCATTGCCTTGATCTATTACCATTTATATCTACTATTACGTAGTTAGATCCAATGATTTCAATCTTACCAACTTCACCGGTCTTTTCTATTATGACATCTTGCCCTACTTCAAACAATTCCCCTCTTACAAAAGCTTCTCTTGTTTCGGAAACTGTTTCTAATTGTACGTGTCTTTTAAACTCATTTTCTTCTTTCAATCCCATGCCTTTTCTTACATCGTTAAACATTTTCTTAGCATCAGGATTAGAAACGTTTTTAGGTAGTCCTTGGCTAAATGAAGTAAAGTTGTTCTCTCTAGCAAACTCTCTCATCTTAGTTGCTGACATTCCTGTAGCTCCTTCAGCATCAGGATCTCTATCTCCAGCTGAAATTACATTTATATTTTTAAAATTGTAAAAGCCATGTCTACCGTCTTTGCCATTATATTTTTTTAGTAGAGTTGAAAACTCATTTATTCTATCAGAACCTACTACCATGACTAGGTTTTTATATCCTTCATCATATAGTGAAGAGGCAGCTTCCATAGCATTTTTTACTTTTTTATCAAGCATGATAGATCGAGCATGTCTTGGAAACATTTTCCTTACAGCTTTTATTTTATCTTGATAAGTAAGTGGATTTTTCTTAGAATCCTTTGTCTGAGACAAAAAGACTTTATATGGATTCTTAGCAGACTTTTTAGCTAGTGCTTCTAGCACTTTACCATGACCAATAGTAGGAGGATTCATTCTACCAAATGTAAAATAAACCGTCTTCTCTTCTTCTACTAGAAACTGTTTAAAAGATGTATGCATTACTTACTGCCACCGCGATTTAATTTTTCTTTGTCACGCTTGCGAACTTTTGGTAAAATTCTCATTGCATATTTATCTATCTTCTGTTTCATTGCTGGCTTATCTAGCCTTTTTTCAATCTCTGCACGACGAGCATAAGGTAACTGATCTTTTGGTACACCTTTAGAAAGCTTCAAGAAGAAAAAATTACGAGCTTCTTTCCTCGCTCTTCCTTTAAGCTTTTCTTTAGATGCCATTCTCATCATAGCTCTTTTCCGCGCTATCTTTAAGCGTGGAGCTAGCTTAGACATACGTCTAGCGAGTTTCATTTTTTGTGGAATTGATAACGCCTCTTCAGTGTCTTGCACTTTACGGCGTTTTCTTCTATATTTTATTTCTACTGGTTCGCCGGGTGCATAGTCGACGACCATCATATCTTTAAAACCTAACATTTACTTCCTCGTTGGCTTGTCCCATCCCTTTAATATATTCGGCGAAAAGTTGTTGTATGAAAATTCTAATCTATCAACAATCTTTACCGCGTCACCACCAAGTCTATCAATTGCTACATAACCTTCGTGACCTGTCGTTTTAAAACCTTTCTTAGTTTTTACAAAAGTATCAATATTACTCAATTTGTTAAGTATATTTATAAGTTTTAATTTGGCTAAAACTAATTCTTTTTGCAATTCAAACATCATTTCTAAACTTTTTTTGTTATTATTTGAAAAAAAGTTTAAGATTGTATCTAATTTTGCTTGTTGAGCCGCTTTACCTTTGTCTGTTTTTCTTTTGTCTATTTCTTTTTTATATCTTTTGCTGATCCATGAAATAAGCCCAGATACGTGTCCTCTTGTATTTCCAATAACCGTGCCTGCTCTGACAAAGGTATTATTGTAGGTTTCAATGAGGCTCTGTAACTCTTTGTTTTTTTCGAGCTCTCTGAGGGTTGTACCTGATATTTTGTTAAATAGTTGACCAGCTTTTGAAAGATGTTCATTCACAATCTCCGTATCACGTTTGTTCATAGTTACTTTAGTTAAATCCCTGAGCGTTGCGTCTTGGCTCCACACATTTCTGGTTGACTTAAACTTGGAGACATCAACTCCGTACGAAGCTCGCATAGAACTGAAGGTGTTACCAGTGTAGGTTGTATGCCAGACAATTCCAATTTTTGATTTCTTAACATCTCTAGCTCCCATCGACTCAGCTGGCAACGCATAAACGATAGTGTTTGGATGAAAGGTAACATAAGATTTTCCTTTTATTTTCTGTGTTTTTACATCACCAGGTCCATAAAGAAAATCACCTTGAATTACACCCTTTATCCCTAATGCAGGTAATTCTTTTAGTGCGAGCTTAAGCTTAACAGCCAAATCGCCTGAAGTATCAGCATCCACGTCAGCATCAGTCTTGTAGACTTTAGGGTTTTTATTAAATATGCCTTTTTTAGCGACGAAAAATTTACCGTCACTTGGATCAGTGCCAGCAAAAATAGCAGGAGCGCCATCCCACTTAACAGATACATTACCATCTTTAACTCCTCCAAGCATGTCTCTTAGATCTCGAAGAGCAAATATTGCTTCGCGAGTTCCTTTTACTCCACCGTAAATCACACGATCTTCTATGTGAGTCATATGTGTATTTTTATTCTCAGTAATATGTGTTTTAAAATTTTCCATATGAGTATACTACCACATTTCTTTCTATTTGTAAACCATTAATTTACGATGATTCTACTTTTACATATACAGATGAATCGCCAGTCTTAGATCCTGCTAAGTTGACAAGATAACTTACAAAGGCATCTCTCTTTTTTAAAGGCGATTTATCTAAATTATATATGATTTCTGTAGCTCCAAGATTTGCGTGTATTCTATCTGCCGCAGCCTCTTTCATCTCTTTCCAGAAATCATCCCATCCTACATCAGGGTGTATCCTTCTAACTTTTTGATGTAAATTTTTAGCTAGTCTCTCGTTCCTTCCAGCCATCATTAATTTAGACATACTTTTTAACTCATTGTTTGATGGAAGTTTAACGTTTAAGATATTCTCAGCCCCATACATTATGGCACCGTAACCAGCTCTACCTCCTCTGGCGCCTTTCCCTTGAATCTCTACGTTTAATGAACCTAGTGCGGTTGGAGCTCTAACGTCCATCTTTTTAGAAGAATCATAGAAGATATATCCACCTTTGAAGGACCAGTAACTGGAACCTTTTCTATCAGATTTCAAAGTAGACTTAGAATACCTATGAGCTTTATCTGGTTCAGGAATAAGATTATATTCGGTGTGCTTTGCTTTTTTTGTTAACTTATTAATCTGTTTTAAAGATATCCCTACAATAGTTCTTTTTTCAAAAGCTTGTTTTAAACTATCATTTAATGAGGTGACAGTTGTAGGATCTAAAACTGAAGAAACGTTTAAGCCTTTTTTAACAGCCCAAATGTCACCAGGATTCCACTTGTCATCATTCATCATTGGCTTACCTTCATTTTTGAAAGCCATCTTTTTCATAGCGTATATTGCGTTCATTACTCTTGAGCCTCTATGAAATACATGATCAGATCTTGCGTATCCAGTTTTTATTAAGTGTTGGCCAGAAACATATGCTGAGATGTGCCACTCTGCTTCAGAGCTCATCATTTCTTCAAATGTTTTATCTGTTTCTATAACCTTAGAATATTTCTTCAAGACCTCAGGTGTGAAGTGTGAAAATTCTTGGTTCTTACCTTCTCCAAACAAAGCTGCTAAGTATAAACATTGTAGTGATTCACCTTTCGCAGTATCGCCAGTCGCACCAGCGCCTTTCCCTTTACCTCCAAATAACGGAGATTTGCCAATTTGATTAGAAGCAATAGTCGTTTTATTTTTTAATGTAAGTAAGAATGTTGTGTCTTTGCTATTTAAGAAATCTGTGATGGCGTCCATATTTTGTTTAGTGTTTGGTATATCCAAACTCTTACCATTTATATCAGGAACAGGATCACCATTTTTGATTGCCGATCTTAAAGCATCAGGTCTTTTGTTGCCGTACTTCAGCCACTCACCTCTAGACATTTTAGCAAACATTTTATTTCCTTTTAAATATTTTATACTATTTATAAGAAAAAAAATAGGCGCCGAAGCGCCTAAGTTGGGGAAGTAAGAATAAAAAGATATTAACGACGGTAAATATAAGCATCCATATACTTGGCGTACTTCAGTGGTAAAGAATGGAAATATCTTCTATCTCCTACTTTTCTTGGACCACGTCCTTGACACTTTACATAATAACGATAGTGATATCCAAATTGCTTCAAATCTTTATTTAGATTAGTAACCATTTTGCGAATTTGTTTTAATTCGTTTTGGTCAGATTCTGTCAATCCGAACGTTCCAACATAAGCGTCTGTACGACCTCTAGTATCAATATGCATCATTTGCTCCTTCATTAATAATACTATTCTACCACAAAAAAAGGGGGTTGTAAACCCCCTAAATGCATTTTTTTTATTTTTTT